GGTAAAAAGATCGGTGTAACGCGTGATCTTAATAGCAGGGTTACGCAGCAACAAGGTTATGCTGCAGACGAATACGAAGTTCTACTTACTAGCGATGATATTGATTTTATATCAGACAAGGAAATAGAACTTCAACAGTCTTATGGCTATCGCAAAGACAGAACATTATATAAAAATTTATTTAAATCAAATATGAAAATAAACCCAACAGAGCAAACAAGTACGTTTCCAGTTCCAGTAAGTAAACTTAAAGGCCATTTAATGGATAACTTAGGTTTAAGCTGGACAACACCACAAGGTTATGAATTTAAAATCACAAGAGATAACATACCTTGGATAGAGCACAATGCTAAAACCTCGATGTATAACGACAATCGAAGCTACATTTACAACAAGGCTTTTTATGAAGCCTTTTTTAATCCAAAGCATAACCAGAAAGTTCTTAAGTATGATACTAGCGTAGATAAGGTTCCTAATAGATTTGATCTTATAAGATCTTGGGCTAATCAACGAGGCATATACGATAAAGGTAATTCACATACGCAATATGTTAAGCTTATGGAAGAAGCTGGTGAATTAGCGGCAGCTTTACTAAGTAATCACAAAGAAGAAATCGTAGATGCGATTGGAGATATGGTTGTTGTATTAACAAACTTGGCAAAGCTAGAAGGTTTTGATATAGAAAACTGCATTGATTCAGCATATAATGAAATAGCAAATCGAACAGGAGTAATGCACAATGGAACATTTGTAAAAACAGGATCATTATGAAGATAAACACTAAAGACGAAATAGTACTAGCTGTACTTAAGAAAATGGATCAACGTAGTATTATTGGTCAGCAAAAATACGGAGCTACAATGATGCAAGAAATAGAAGGTCAAGAAAAAGATCTTAATCGTTTCTTAGTTGANGTNCANGAAGAGCTTATGGATGCTTTGCTATACATTGAAGCTGCCAAGCGTTGTTTGTCAGACGAGATCGAAGAAGCTATGATAAACCGAATTAACGTAGTTGGTCAAAATGGTAATGATGGTTTACATTANGACAAAGATCTAGCTTTAGATCCTTACGATGAAGATCATGCATTAGACATAGTTTTAAATGATATGGTTAAAAACATAGAAGTAAATGAAGAAGATACCTTATAAAAGAAAACGTAGAAAAAAAGGTCCAGTACAGTCGAAGAANGTGTCATATGATGGCATCAACTTCGCTTCTGGCTTAGAACGTTATATGTATATGGCTTTAAAAAAGAATAAGATTAAAGCTANATACGAAGGAGAGACTTTTGTTTTANTAGCCGGTTTTCATTTCGATAACGAGGTNTANGAAAGACANGCNAATGGNAAAGGTGATTACAANAATAGAGGTTGCAAACGNATACTACCTATTAAGTACACNCCTGATTTTATTGGNGATGATTTNATAATNGAAACAAAAGGTAGAGCTAANGAATCATTTCCAATGCGTTGGAAGTTATTTAAAAGATTAGTTATGANTCAATTTCCTAACGTAACATTGTATAAACCACAAAATCAAAAAGAATGCGACGAAACAATAAGGTTGATCCTGGACAAGCGAAAAGGATAGCAAGACAGAAGTACGCTGAAAGACAAATTGATAAGTTTGTAAAATGGAGCTGGGANNTAAGAGGTAAAGTTAAATATAAAGAATTAGTAGAATTACAAGATCAATATGGAATCAAATGTTACTAAGTACGTTTTAGAAAAATATCCTAAAACATTTAAAGATAAAAACATAATAGTAATGGAAAGTGATAATTGCTATTTTATTTCAACTAACAAAGACGGATCACCGTTAATTTTAAGTAAAAACATATGAAAACAAATGAACCTAAGAAAATGTGGAGTTTGTCAATAGGTACATATCCTGGTGTATTAATAGGTATGAGAACTTATGTAGAACAAGAACAAACAACACACGTATTTTATATCCCTTTTATAGATTTAGCATTAGAAGTTTACAAATAATGGATCAAGATGTAGAAACACAATTTCATACAATAGACGTGTTTATACGGTCTATTTTAAATGATATGGATAAAGTATCAATGTCCACAAAAAAAGCTGATACAATGGCTTATATTGAAGCCTGGAAACACGAATTATTAACAATTAAACACATAATGGATTTATAATGGGATTATTCGACGAAAGAATAGCATATAAACCTTTTGAGTATCCTGATTACTACACGGAAGGTTGGTTAAAACAAGCTCAAGCATTTTGGTTACATACTGAAATATCAATGCAGAGCGACATTAAAGATTGGAAAGAAAAATTAAATGATAAAGAGAAGAACTTGGTTGGAAACATACTACTCGGCTTTGCACAAACAGAATGTGCCGTCTCGGATTATTGGACGCAGAAAGTTGTCGGGTGGTTTCCTAAACACGAAATACAACAGATGGCAATGATGTTCGGCTCACAAGAGACCGTTCACGCAGTTGCTTACAGTTACTTAAACGAAACATTAAACTTAGAAGACTATGAAGCATTTTTGCATGAACCTGCTACCGCACAGAGATTTGATAATTTGGTTGCTTATGACGGTACAGATCCTGTTGGTATTGGTAAGTCTCTTGCCGTATTCTCTGCTTTCGCTGAAGGGGTTAGTCTGTATTCAGCTTTTGCTGTACTTTATAGTTTCCAGCTTCGTAATTTACTTAAGGGTATTGGACAGCAAATGAAGTGGTCAGTAAGAGATGAATCATTGCATAGCAAAATGGGTTGCAAACTATTTCGCGATATGTGCAGTGAAAACAATCAATTACTGAATTTATGTCGAGAAGATATAATAAAAGCTGCGGAAACCATGATAAAACTTGAAACTAAATATATAGACAAGATGTTTGAAATGGGTGATGTTGAAGGTATTAAAGCAAATGATTTAAAACATTTTATAAAAAAGAGAGCAAATGAAAAACTGGTTGAACTTGGTTACGTTGACTTGGGGAACTATTTCCCGTATGACAAGAATGCAGCGTCTAATCTTGATTGGTTCTATCATCTTACCGGCGGGGTCACTCATACTGATTTTTTCGCAATTCGGCCGACGGATTACTCGAAAGCTGGCGAGGGGGAAGACTTCGAAGACATTTGGTAGAATAATAACAGAAGAAGAAATATACGAACAATTATATGAAAAGTCAAAAGAGTAGTAGAGTTGATCTACTAGAAAAAAAGATACAAGCCTTAATAGGTGTTGTACAGCAATTGCTAGACGAAAATGCTTATTTAAAAGATCTGGCCGTAGGAACATTAGAAACAATTAAACAAATGCCAGATTATGAAGAAGCAATCGAAAAGCTTAAAACGCAAGTTACTGAGAAAGCTAGTACAGAGAAGACGTCTGAAAGCTGAAGAAAGGTTAGCAATTAGAATAGGTTACATGGGCAGTGGTTTTTTAATCGCTGCTCAATGGACTATAACACCTGAGTTATATATACTAGGGTTTATATGCGTCGTGGTTCAAACGTCATATAGAAAACAATGGAACCTTGTAGCACTTAATATTAATGGGCTTNTNGCCTGGATAACACACTTACTTACATAATGTGGAATGAAAACTGGAAAAAAGGTGAAGACTACCCTGTTTGGGGTAACAACGACATATACAAGAAAACTATATCCGGGGGATATTTACTGCACGGAGAAACACCACGAGAGGCATACATGCGCGTCGCTAAAACGGTGGCTCGTAGATTATATAAGCCGGAAATGGCAGAAACTTTCTTTTCATATATATGGAATGGCTGGCTCTGTCTTGCTAGTCCTGTCTTATCTAATACCGGCACTGATAGGGGTTTGCCTATTAGCTGTTTTGGTATTGATGTTGCGGATAGTATCCAAGATATAGGACAAAAAAATTTAGAGATGATGCTACTCGCTAAGCACGGCGGTGGAGTTGGTATCGGAGTTAATATGATTAGACCCGCTGGCGCTAAAATTACAGGTAATGGAACATCAGACGGAGTTGTACCCTTCTGCAAAATATACGACTCAACAATTCTTGCAACTAATCAAGGATCTGTCAGACGAGGAGCTGCTTCAGTTAACATTAACATTGAGCACAACGATTTTGAAGAGTGGCTTGAAATACGAGAACCAAAAGGAGATGTCAACAGACAGTCGCTTAACTTACATCAATGCGCAGTTGTTGGCGACAAGTTTATGCGTAAGCTTGAACAAGGAGATAAGGAAGCTAGAAATAGATGGAGTAAACTTCTTAGAAAACGAAAAGCAACTGGAGAGCCGTATATATTGTTTAAAGGAAATACTAACAAAGCAAATCCAAAAGCATATAAACAAAACGGATTAAAAGTACACATGACAAATATATGTTCAGAAATTACTTTACACACAGATGAGAATCACAGCTTTGTCTGCTGCTTATCATCATTAAACTTAGCAAAATATGAGGAATGGAAAGGTACTAACCTTATATATGACGCCACGTTCTTTCTTGACGGCGTTATGGAAGAATTTATTCAAAGAGCCAAGGGATTACGGGGTTTCGAAAACTCTGTTCGATCTGCACAGAAAGGGAGAGCATTGGGTCTGGGAGTCCTCGGATGGCATACATATCTCCAAGAGAAAGGCCTTCCTTTCGAAGGTTTACTCTCTCAGTTTGAAACTAGGAAGATTTTTTCGCAGATTAAAATCGAAAGTGAAAGAGCTTCCAGAGATCTTGCTGAGATTTACGGCGAGCCTTTGTGGTGTGTTGGCACTGGTATGCGTAATACTCATTTGCGTGCTATTGCTCCCACTGTTAGTAATTCAAAGCTTAGCGGGAACATTTCACCGGGAATAGAACCTTGGGCTGCCAATGTATTTACAGAGCAATCTGCTAAAGGTACTTTTATACGTAAAAATCCTACGTTATTGAAACTATTAAGAAAACTTAAAATTAATACAAATGAAACTTGGGATAAAATTCTCGCAGATGGTGGTAGTGTTCAAGGTTTATCTGAGCTTGATGGGGTTAATGTTGGGCCACACGAAATCCCTGCGAAGGAAGTATTTAAGACGTTTAAGGAGATTAATCAACTAGAGTTAGTTAATCAAGCTGGTATACGACAGCAATACATAGATCAAGCAGTAAGTTTAAATCTAGCTTTTCCTAGTGTAGCAACACCTAAATGGATCAACCAGGTGCATATGCAAGCTTGGAAAAATGGTATTAAAACTTTGTATTACACAAGGACAGAGTCAGTACTTCGTGGAGATATAGCACAACAAGCTATGGATCCTGAGTGTGCTGCTTGTGATGGATAATTAAAAAAGGGGTTCACGTAATGTGGACCCCTTTCTTGGTTACAGGAACTTTTGGGTATGGTACGCCCAGTTTATTTTTGTTCCTTTTTATTGATTATCTTGGTGCGAGTCTTGTCTTCCGCCTCCATATCTTCTAGCATGTGCAGCTTCTGGAGATCTACTATCGACTTCGACTTTTTTACCGTCTTGAGTTGTTACTGTTACTTTTTTTCCTTTATTTAAAGGACTACCATAGTTAATTGGTGTACAGTGTTTTGATGTAAATGGTTTCATTATTTTTCTTTTTTAAACATTAATTTATATAGTAACGAGTTCCATTTACCTTTTAAGTATTCGTTAAATGCAACTAACTTATTTCCTATTTTTATAAAAAACTTTCCCATAGTTATTTTTTATAATTTGGATTTTTCATTCTTGATAATACTCCATCTTCTGGATCTACTTCTACTTTAAATTTTTTACTATAAATAACCTTACCAGCTTCTCTAGCTTTTTGATGCAAACTATCTTTTTGCTTTTCAGTTAACTTTTTAGCGTTAGGGTTTATAATTGTGCTTCTTTGTCTAACAGCTACAGAAGGTGCTTCTTTAGCGCTAGCTTGTTCTTGAAATTGATTTAAAGGTGAACCATAGTTGATGCCGCTACATCCTTTCTTTTCCATTGGTGATCCGTAACTTATTGGACTACAGTGTTTTGATGTGAATGGTTTATTCATTGTTTTTTTATTTTTGTGTTAATATTTTCCTCTTACGTTTTTAGGACTTGATTTAGTTGATCCACCTTTACCAGCCCATAAATTTTTACAAGCCCAGTATTTAGCAGTTAGTTTATCTTTAGCTTCACTACACTTATGTCTAGCTCTAAATGATTTTCTAGCAGCTGCAGAATAATTGTGACCATATCCTGTAGCTCCAAAGTGAATAATCTTTTCTTTACCATTAGCACAAGCTTTTACAACTTTCTTTTTACCTGCTTTTGGTGATTTTCTAGGTTTATTACAAGGCATGCTTTCCTTGTCTAGTTTTGAAAATGGTGAATTGTTTTGTATGTATGCCATAACTAATATGTCCAGATTACGTTTTGTGATTTATCTTTATCGATGTCTACATGTATAAACGTACTTGCAACACCTATTCTATTAAAGCCTACTTCTAGTAACGCTGTTAGCATTTCAAATCTATCGTCAGATTTTACGCATGCTACATCTATTGCTAAACCTTTCAAGTGTGAAGACGAAGTTACTCCACCAACTTTTTCGTTATGTTCTTTTGTTCTATAACCACTGGTTACGTGTATAGGCTTTCCATATATTTCACGAGCTTTGTCTATCATCTNAAGAAGCTCGCTATCCATAAGCTTTCCGCTACCTATCTCGTCAGGTGAGTCAAACTCTTCGTGTTTAAAATATTTCATTGTCTATTATTTAATTTATCAATAACATTTTCTATGTCTTCTTCTTTTATATGCAATTTAAGATCTATTCCAGCTTGCCATTGATAAACTGGTCTTCCATTACGCATTAAAACAAGCGTAGGAACAGATACAACGCTTTTTTGTATTTCTTCAGGTTGATCCTCTAGCCACGCAAAACCTATTTTTACGTTAGCAAGTTCTTTATATGGTATGTTGTTTTCAGAGTTCCATCTAGCGTTTATTTCTAATAAAGTGTAGTTTTGGCAAAAACAATTTAGTGACACTAGTAATAATATTAAAATTGCAATTTTTTTCATCACTATTTTTTTTCAATTATTTCATAAAGTTTTTCATCTATTTTATCTAATTTATCACTATTCTCTTGAACTTTCTGTTGAGTGTTCATTATTGTTTCTCTAATCAGCTGATCTTTTAAGTCATACTCTGTTCTAGTGATAGTTGGCTTTGGAAGTTGCTTAGCCAACTCTATATCTTTTTGCAAAGCAAAATATAATGTAACTAAAGAAATAGCTCCAGCTATTACTAAGCCTATAGTTTTTAAATCTAAAGTAACTTCTGTATTTTCGCTAATTTTATTTGCCATATCGTTATTCGCCACAAGGCTCTCCTGTTTTAACGTTAATCCAATTTTCTTTTTCAAACCAATCACGTAATGTAGCACCTTTTTTACGCGCACCTTTAACCTCTGATTTAGTTGATCTTTCTCTCTTACCTTGCGCGGCAGCAGATTCTTTAGCTCGAATAACTTTTTCTTTAGCTTCCTTGCTCATTGATCTTACTTTGGCAGCAGGTAAACATACTTTACGTGTTCCACCGCCTTTTGCTTTATGTAGCGGTGTATTTCCTGGTTGTATATAAGCCATTACTTTTTACCTTTATCTAATTTACGCATAGCAGCGTTTCTAGCACACTTCATTTTAGCAGCATAGCTAGGATTCTTTTTTCTATTAAATACTATTTGTTGGTTTAAACTACCGACTATAGCTTTTTTATTTCTGTTTCTAGATCTTATAAGCCAGTTTGCTAAATCATTGCAGTCTAATTCTTTAAACTTACCTTTAGCATCCGCGTATTTAGAGTCTTTCCACTCGGGTTTTTTACTTGCCATTTTTTCTACAATTTTGCATGTTAATAAACCAGTTAGCTAATTGAACATCGCGTTTAGTAGCTTTTTTTCTGGCTTTTAACTTACTAACCTTAGAACAAGTTACATCACCCCCGTATAGTTTGTTAATACGAGCTTTTAAAACTCCGCGATATGCTTTAGCCATTACTTCTTTTTATTACCGTAGTTTTGTGGTCCACCAGCTTTGGTACATCTTACACCCCAACCTGAAGCGTAAGCGCTAGGCCAAACCTTAAATTTACTTTTAGCAGCTCTTTTACAAGCATCACTTATTTTACCGTACAAAGGACTATTTGCCATCTTTCTTTTTATTTTGTAATTTTATAATTTCTTTAACTCTTTGCTCTTCTTTAGTTAAAGCTCTAATTTCTTTCTTAGTTAAACCTAAATTTAGTAGCATTTTAACTTGATCTGATTTATTAAGATCAAATAGTTTTTGAGTTTGCTTTTCAGTTTCAGTTAACACTGGCTTGTCTTCAGCTAAACCAAAATAAGGTAGTCCAACATCCCAAGTAGACCAACCTAAAGCTAGTGCTACTTTTTGCCAGTTTTCTGTGGCTGGATTTAATATGTTACGCATGTTGTTCATCTTCATAACAGCTCTATCTAGCGGTATATTGAATACGGCTGATATTGTTTGCGCTCCTGCTAAATAAGCTGGATTGTCCATACTAAAACCTTTTTCTTTTATTTCTTTACGATTCCAAGAAACAGTTCTAGCAGCTGATTTTAATTTTCTAATTTTAGATCCAAGCGCTGGAGCTATAGAAAGCAAGTCATCTAAAGCTTCTTCAAACTTAGGTGATTTCTTATCTGCTTGTTCAGCTATAGTCATCAAAGCATTTTTAACACCAGCTACAACTGCGCCTTGTATACCAAGACCTTTTAACTGAGAATCAATAGCACCGTTTAAAGCTCGTTGTAACTTTTGTTCTTTGTTCTTTTTAGTTAATTCTGCTTTTTCTTCATCATCTTCATCATCGTCAAACATTGCCCAAGCTAAACCACTTTGTAGTGCATTAAATAGTAAATTTTGAATAGCACCGTAATAAACTATTTTAGATATATTACTTTTCCAATCGCCTCTTCCGTTAACTAAATCTTGAACAGCTCTTTTTTGTATACGCACGTACTGAAGTTGCGTGTTACCAAACTGTAGTATAATACGACCGATAAGTGATCTTTGTTGTTGGCTGATTTTAGACGGACTACTTGACTGCTGGTTTTCTTCCGCGATAGCCCTAAAGTCATTGAACGCCTGTTCCTCAGCTGCTTTTCTATCCATGCCTTGCTCAACCAAAGCTTCTATTCTATTTCTATAAAATGTAGCACCACCTGAGGCAATAGCAAAACTATCTGCATATCTAGTAAATACAAAACCTTTATTAAGCAAGTACGATATAGCGGCATTAACTTTATTTTTACTACCTTCAACAGCATCAGCTATTTCAGATTCACTTACATTTATTTTAAGACCATCTCGTCTTTCAAGTAAGTAGTCAGAGTTCATTAAAGTTAAGAAGTCACCCCAAAATTGTTTTTGGTTAGCAAACGCTTTACCCGCCTTTAATATATTATTATCACCCCAATTTATAAAGTTTACCGCAGATATGGTCTGTAATACTGCAGATCTTGTATTTAAGAACATTATAGCGCCAACAGAGTTGTTTAGCCAGTCTAGTATTTGATTAGAAACTCTATCACCGCCTAAAGGTCTATTACTACCACTCTTCATTGATCTAAGCGAGTCTTTCAATGCTTCAACGTACTTAGCACCAAAAGCAGCTTCAAGTTTATTCATATTCTTTTCAGAGAATATAATATCTACGTTTTCTTGCCACTCTTGTAAATACTCTGCTCTATTAACTTTATTAATACCTGATATAATATCTGTTGTGATATTACCTGCTGTCCAGTCTTTATCTGGTTTTGGGTATGGTTTACCTTTTTGTATAGTAACAAGTTGATCAGCAAATGCCTGTAATTCAGGATCAGCTTTAATAAAGTCTGTTAATCTTTTTTGATCACGCTTAGAAAGCCCTGGAACTTCAAGCCCTTGACTATCCCATATGTGTGTTCTAATAGCGTGTTGGTATGTAAACTTAGATATACCAGTTTCTTTTTCTAAAGTTTTTGGTATATTCTTAAACTGTTTCTTTAAAGCTTTATAATCTCTACCAGCAGCAACTTTAGCTTGTGATATAGCTATTTCAGCTCTATTGTATGGATCAAGCAAGTTTGTTTTATAAAACGCCATTTGAGCATCACCAACTTTACCTTTGCCTAAAGTTTTATATAGTAAACCTAAAAAGTCTTCAGCAGATGGCGTTGTAAAGAAAGTAAATTTACCTTTGCTAGCACCAACTGTTTTAGCTTTAGCGGCTGAAAACTGCTTGTAAGATTCAATACCTGTTTTGGCTTCAATAATATCGTTAAATACCTTGTCAAACAATTTTGTCTTGCTAAACTTAGCTTGTTGTACTTTTGATTTAACATCGACTTGACTAAGTACGTCTTTAACAGCTTGAACGTTTTTAACAGCATCATCAGCAAAGTAAAAGTCATTATAACCTTCAGCAGCTTTACCAGCTATCCATCTACCTTTTGCAGCAGCGGTGCCATCGCCTAGGCCAACTATATTCTCTAGCTTAAGATCAATACCATTAGCTTTCATAAACTCTTGTATTGGACCAGCGGCGTCAGCGGGTCTAGCTGTCAATACAAATATATCATCAGTACCTCTTGCTTTAGCTATTTTTTCAGCAACACTAAACAATGGTCCTTTTTTACCATCTACAACTTTGCTAAACTCTCTAAAGTCAAATTCAGCGCCTTGTGATTCTAGTGTCGATGCTTGAGCTGCAAACTCTGTTGCGTCAATTTTATTTACTTTATTAGCGTTTATACCAGCGTAAACTTGTTGTAAAAAGTCGTTTGGAAGTGGTTTACCATACTCTATTGTCTCTGTATTAATCTCATATAAGCGATCACCAAAGTCTTCTCTATATCTCTTTAAACTCTCTTGAACACTTTCGTAAGTTTTCTTTACAACAAAGTCAGGTAACGATCTTTCAGTTCTTGCTCTGTTTCTTTCAATTGCGGTTTCAAGTGGTGTAGTAGCTACAACCATGTGGACTTCAAATCCAGCGTCTTGTAAAGCTTTTATCTTTTTAGTGGTAGCATTGTAAGAAGCACCTGTACCATCTATAACCATACCATTACCTGCAGCAGCGTATTTATCGAACTTAGCTACAGCAGCTTTTCTAGCTGCAGCACCAAGTTTTGATCTTAACGATCTTTGCTCTGCAGTGTAATCAGATTCTTTAGCTGGTAATCCAGATTCAGCTTTCATAGCTTCTAACGCTATATCTTGATTAACTACCTTGTAACCGCGTCTGCCGAGTTGTAATCCTTTACCAACATTTGTTTTACCAGCGCCAGGACCACCAACCATAAATATAGCTTTTAGCTTTGTAGAGCCCTCGCTAAAACCACCTTCAACGTTTGGCACGGTATACAACACTTTGCTTTTTGACCTAGCCAGTGTATCGTCGAAATCAAATACTCTAATTTTTTTAACAGGAGCATCAGTTCGTCTAGCTTTATTTAACGCATTATCTAAAGTTCCTAGCTCATTAATAACTGTCTTGCTAAATCTAGCATTATTACCTTCAAGCTTTATACTATTAGGTTGTAAGTTGTTATTAACAATAGCAGCATTAGCTTCTTGATCTATTATTTTTAAATAGTTTTCAATATAATCTTTAGCGTCATACTCAGGATTTTCTATTTTATCTATAATTTTTTGCTGAATTACATTAGATAAATTAGGATTTCCAAAGTATTTTTGAGGAGTTTTAAAGTCTAATATTTTATCAGCAACTATATCACCGTCTATTGTTTTGTATAGCGTTAAATCTATACCTCCATCATTTTGGTTAACATTATTATTTATATATCTTAACCAACTAGTAGGGTTGTTAGAAGAATCAAAAGATTCACCCATACTAGAAGTGTAATTATACTTTCCAGGTATTTTTGTTTTATTNTCGTCAGATTTTCTTAAAGCTCCTTGAAAATAGTTTTCTTCTATNAAACTAAAATTTTGATCTACATTTCCTTTTAAAGCAGATTCTAGTAAAAATGCTGCNACATTGCTTTGCGGCATTGTATGTTCTTCTACAACAACNTCATTGAAAATAGGCTGACCATTTTNATCTACTGGATAAAAGGTTATAGGAGCTAAAAACCTCATAAAATGATTTTGAGAATTTTGAGCGTCATTTAAAACAGCTTCCCAGTAGGGTAAGTGTTGTGGATTTTTAGCTAAATCAGCTTCAATTTGTTTAAATATATACTTTAAATAAGGCATTTTAGCAGCCTCATTTTTCTTAAATTCGCTAGTTTTTATTTCATTAATAAAACCCTTATCTAAATAACCTACAGTACCTTCTTTTTTTGTTTTAGCAGTGCTTTTTATTTTGTATTCTGTTCTTTTAGGGGCTGCAGGAGCATTTTCTTTAAATTTAGCGTTAGAAAGTATGTTTTCTAAATTTGTTTTGTTTCCTAAAAGAGATCTTGAACTAAAAGCAAAAGACCCTAATGAAAAAAAGTCTTTGCCAAAAGATTCCGCTATTGTTTCTATAAAAGTTGGAAGATATCTTCTTTGCTCATCTGTTAGCTTCCATTTATTTTTTGTTCTAATTAAGGGTTGTTGATTATTTCTTTTTGAAACGTCACCTACTTTAGTTCTTTGAGCTCTACCAAAAGCTTGCATTATTTCGTTGTCACTAACTTTAGCTTTTTGTGTTTTACTAAATTTAGCACCACCACGTAATCTTTCAGGTGTAGTAGCTACTAAGTCTTCAAACATGCGGTTTCTAATATGTAAATTAAGTAAACCACGTATTGTTTGACCGACAGCGTCTCTATATATAGGCTTAACAGGCTTTTGTCTAATAAGATCCATATAATCTTTTAAAGTACCTGTGAGTTTGCCATCAGTGTATAAAGCATTCATTACGTTTCTAGGTAAAAAAGTACCTTTACCGAAGCCATCTTTAGTTTTAGGTAATCTTGCAAAATCGTTGTTAGCGTTTTTGAGTAGAAACTGTTTAGCCGTTGTTAATCCTTCAGCATCTGTTTTCTGATAGTTTCTAGTTTTATCAGTTATAGTCTGAGGATTTAAACCAAACATACCAGCGTATATGTCAGCAACAGCTTTTGGCACGTTTCTAGTCTCACCAAATCTAGTTACTTTTTTATCTTTAAAACTATCTTTTGTAGCTTCAGTTATTTTTGTTTCAACTTCAGCCTTATCTTTAGCACCTATTTTTTCCACTTGCGCCTGTGAAAACTCCACAGTTTCAGTTGGTTTTTTTGCTAATGGCTTTTCTTTTGTTTCAACTGCTGTTGTTTCCTCAGCTACAACACCTCTTGCTTCTGTAACATCTGTTGTAAACTCTTCACCTAAAACTCTACGAGAAGATTCTATAGCTCTAGCAGGTAAAAATTTATTTATATAAGCAGCTAATGGCACGCCTGATTCTGGTTTATATTCCATTATTAAATCAAGTATACCTCTTGGCCCTGTTTCTATTTCGTCAGTTAATAATTGACGATCAAAGTTTGGCGCTTGACTTCTTGCTTCTACTATTCTACTTGTAATAGGTTTAAATTTCTGTATAATATCCATAGCTCCAGAAACACCTTGATCTTCGTATATCTTCTGAACTTCATTAGAAGCTATTTCACGGTTAGTTACAGACTTTTTAATAATGCCTAAATCAACTTCTCCAAGATCTTGAAGCTTCTGTGCTCTTTCAGATATTTTACCTTTTTTTATGTTTTTCTGATAATCTTTTATAAAATTATAAACATCTCTACCGTCTTTAAAGTTTAGCTTGTTATAACCTCTAGGTCTAAAAATATCTAATATAGGTTTTGCTAGACGCATAAAGGTTTCTTTTAAATTATCTTTGTAAGTAATTTCACCTTTACCTATAGCATCAGAAAAGGCAGTTAAATATTCCTCAGCTTTAACTTCAGCTGTTGCATCTTTATAGTTCTCCTCTATACGCTTATCTACAGCGGCTTTTTCTTTTTTACTTAATATATTCTTAAAGCTGTCAACCAACTTTAACGCCGCGTTAGTGTCTGCTTGAAAAGTAGATCTTAATATTCTATGCAGTAGCTCATGTGAGCCAGCTGTTATAGCGCCTACTTCTGCAGCTCTTTGCTTGTTTATAAATATCTTACCACTTTCATCTATAAAAGCATCGACTTTACCGTTTTGACCAGTAGCTTCAACAAACTTGTCTACAGTGTCGAAAGTTTCAACATTTTCTTTGCCAGCTATATCTTCAACGACGGTAACCTCACCTTCAATCAGTCTTTTGTTAGCATTGGCTAAAACTCTATCTACTTTGTTTGTTAACGATTTATTGCTACTAGATATACCACCTTTAGCCGATCCATACTGTTGAGCTGTTATTTCTCCTTTAGCCAAAGACTCATTTAACTCAATAAGAGTTTTGTTATTTTTCTTTTTCTGATTAAGTAAATCTAAAACTTCATTTTGCTCTTCTTTAGTCATTAAGTTTGTTAGTTTGTTTGTATTTTCTAACAAATCTTTTAGTGACTGCTCTTTTTCTTGTATCTGTAAATCTATAGCTTCTTTAAAAGCTTTATTACCACTTTGAGACTTTTGTAATTGCAAGCCAGATACTTCTTGTATTAACTTAGTAGCATTGTTAAAAACTTCAGTTTCTGTTATTAAGGCGCTACTTACAGATCTACCTAGCGATGTAGGTGCTGTCATAACTCCAGAACCAATCACACCCATCATGTAGTTTTCGAGATATTCTTTGGCATTTCTAGGGTCAGTAATAGCATCAGTTAAAGCAACTGTAATACTTTTACCTTTACCCAAACCTTCGTTAACTTTTTCTGTCACAGCCTGTCCAACCTCAGTTAAACCTTCTTTGTTTTGAGTTAAAACCATAGTGGTTAAAGGCTTAAGTAGGTTTGTTTTACCTATCAAGTTTTTCATTATGCCTTTGAAACCAACATATTCTAAACCAACAGCAACCCCGCCTAAAGCTAAAGGAGTTACAACTTCAACTTGTTTATTTCTAACAAGCTTGTCTAAAGCTTCAGGATCATCACCATATAAAGACTTAGCTTTTTGCACGTTATAGTCAACATACATAGGCGCAGCTACCTGAGGAAACAAAGAAGCTCCTCTAGTTAATGCAGCTGGAATAACTGTAGAAACTGTACTACCTACAGCATTTAATATACCACCAAACAACTCTCTACCAGAAGTAAGCTCTATGTTAATACCGTCTTCTAAATCAAACTTATCAACTATATTACCAACATCAATAATGCCTTTACCTAACTCTTCTGATTCTTTAAATCTTTCTATAATATAATCTTCAGCAAACTTACCAACATTAGTATCAGTGCCTTTATATTTTGTTTTGATTTCTTCAGTACCCATGTTTCTAGTGCTTAATTCTTTCCACTTTTCTGGGTTTTCATCAAAATCAACTTCTTCGTTAGTCTCTGGATCTATAAAAACTATAGACTCATCTGGCATTTTGCCTACTAAAAAATCAGCAGCATCACCTCCAGCTACACTAGAAATCCAATTAGTAAAAGCGGCTTTAGTTCCTTCCCAAGCTTGCTCTAATTGAATTGGAATATTGTTTATAAAAACAGCTTCAGCTTGTTCAGCTGTTGTCATTTTAGCTATTTTTTCTTTTCTTTGTTTTTCAGCAATTTCCAACGCTTCTTGTTGCGTTCTGGTAAAAAAATCACTAAACTGCTCTCCTTCTTTTTTCTCTTTTTGATACTTATCGTAAGCGCTGTAAAGATCTTTGTTTATAGTCTCGTCTGGAGCTAGCTCTAATTGATAATAAGCTATTGTTCTTTCAGGTGTTCCAGGCTCGTGTTTTTTTAATATAGAATCTATTTGATTTTGTCTATATTTCTTTTCTTCTTTTTCAGACTCTTCTATTGATTTACCAAAAACATTTTCGTGTATTTTATTAAAATCAAAAGATTTTTCTTCAAACTGCTGTAAGTTTTGTCTAGCGTCTTGAATTATTTTTCTTTCAGCTCTTTGGTTTATTATTTCAAGATTTGGATTTGATTGTGATTGTCCATTTCCAGATTCTAAACTCTCGGACGCTTCCGGTGTTTGTGTGGGTGGTGCAGTTGCATCCGTTTGTTTTGCAGCACCCTCTATCTTTACCTCTTCTTCTTTAGGCTGATTTTTCTTTTTCCACTCTTGAGTTTTAGCAATAACTTCTTCTCCAGATAGACCTTGCTCAAATAAAGAATTTACGTATTCTACTAGTTGCATTTAATTAAATTTATAGGTTATTAGCTTCGATGAATGCTTGTGCTTTAGCCATTTTAGCTTCTTGTAAATCAAAAATAGCAGCGTCTTGTGGATTTGTAGGTAATTGATTTTCTACAAATTGCTTAAGGTAGTTATTCATAAAGTAATCTTTGTATTTTTTCTCAAACTCTTTTTGTTTGTCTGGGTATAACGGTAGATCTTCAGTATAAGACCAGTATTTACCTTCAGATAAATAAACGTTCCAAGCGGCTACGGCTTGTTGCTCTAGGTTTAATAAACCAGCAACCTCAGCTGTTATAAATGGACTAGATTTTCTTTCGATCTTGTCCATGTCATACTTAAGTATGTTTCTACCCTTGCCATTTCCGATGTCTATAATCTCATAATCAAAACTACCATCCGGATTTTTAAGTACAAATTCTTCAGATATCTTAGCGTTTGGTGATAGTTTACCATTTTCCATAATACTTTCAGATGTAAATAAACCAATTTTAGCAAGTAAAGACATCATTTCTGACGGTAAATCAGGTGTCGATGCAACTATGGTTGTGCCTACATTGCCTAGCGCTTGTAATGAAACGCTATTAATCACAAGAGGCTGTACAAACATTGGGCCATAAAATGTTATTTGCTGAGATCCATCTTGTAATAAATCTAAATAAGCATCGTAACCATCTGATTTTGAAAAACCAGGTCTTTCATTTAATATGCAATTAGCTACAGTGTATTCAAAATTATTGTTAGGATCAAAGTTTTCGCTTTCAGTTACTTGAAGCTGCGATATAAGTGAAGATAAAAAATCTAAAGAAACTTGAGGAGCTTGCTCTATTATTTTTAGTTGATTAATCTCATAAACACAGTTTTCCGATTCACACGTGTTATTATCTATTGCTATTTTTAGTTTAGCATAAGTTTTAGCTGTGTTAGCAAAAGCTTTACCTAAAAGATCAAAATTAACATCATGAGCTTTTGATATAAAGTCTTTATTAAAACCAAGTGCGTCACTTTGGTTTATTTGCTTTATTGTAAGATTTTTTATTATATTTTCGTTTTTCATCTTTTAATATTTATGAACCACCACCAAAAAGACTTCCAAGACCACCTTCTCCGCCAGCAAGACCTCCAACTATACCGCCAATACCTCCAATTGCACTCATCATTCCAGATGTTTGATCAGCTTCAGCTTTAGCTTGATCTTGTCTAGCAGCTTCTAATTGTCCTCTAACGTAATCAATTTGATTTTCTTCTCTAGTTTCCGTCATTTGCATTTTAATAGCTTCACCTTGTGCTTGTGCGGTTTGAGCTCTTGCGCCTTCAGATATTTGTATATCCTGCAGTCTTGCTTGTTGAGCAACTTGAGCTTGCTCCATAGCTTGTTCGCCTTGCGCTCTTAATTTTTCATTTTGAGCTTCTTGAGATTCAATGCTAGCAGCCACACCTTGTTTGCTTTTTAGAGCAGCATTAGCCAAAGCAGTTGCACCGCCAGCGCCAGCGCCCGTAGCTCTTAATGTATCTAACGTGTTAGCTAAAGATATATCAGCTTGTTCTATTTTCATTTCAGCCGCTTGAGTAGCAACACTAAGGTTGGCAAATGGATTAGATATTTGATCAGACAAATCTGTAGCCATATCTGCTAAACTAGTAACACCAGCGTAAGGGTTAACAATCTCTTGCCTGTTTTTTTCTAAACTTCTAAGTTCACCTTGAAGTCTTCTTGTTTCTGCGGCTTTAGCTGCCGCTGCGGATTTACCTTTGGAAGCGCCAAAAAGACCGCCTATAAGCTTGGTGGCTCCACCTATTACTGCTCCTGTTAGCATAATTTTATATTTTTAATTTTAATATCCACTTGAATATGTGTAATTTGATGATACAACAAATAACTCTTTATAACCACCAACATCTGTAACATTGTCCGTTTGTATGGTTACTAAAGTAGTGAAACCTTTAATACCTGAGACTTGATCTCCATATATAACTTCACCACCAATCGCGCCTTGTGTCGAAAAGTTTGCTTGAGTGTTATTAATTAAGTTAGCACAATACTTATTTTCTTTTCTATCAAAACCTGCTCTAAATATTGGTTGAACAGTTGCTGCCGCTCCAGTATTTGGTGGTACAGCAGAATCATAAGCACCTTCAACAAAGCTTAAAACACTAGCAGTTTGATCAAACGCAGATATACCAGTTCCAGCTGATGTACCAGCTCCAGTTCTATCTGATTGATAACTAGTTATTTCCCAGCCGTTAGATCCTTCGTAAGCAACTGTATTAAATACTTTTTGAGTGCTTGGTTGAGGATTCATTACAAACTTAACAGACGAAGGATATGTTGTTCCATAAAAAGATCCGTGATTAACACTGCTTGAATCATGAAGCCATAAACTACTTCCGTTGTTTGTGTATGTTCTATTTTTAACACTAAATATTTGACTTGGTTCAAAGTTGTAAAAACTAACCCAACCTTTTGTTCTTTCATCAAAAGAAAGTGTTTTATATGTTAAGCTTGGATTTGATGGTTGTATCGATAAAGTATATTCTTTATTATACATGTCCCAACCACCTATGAGCTTACCAACACCAAAAGTATTAGAGTCGACACTTATTATGTTATTTCTAAAGAACGATGTTAAACCTGCTGATGATATTTCATCTATACCACTATTACCACCCAATCTTAATACTACACCTTGATTTGAGTCTACAAAGTATTTGTTATAACCATATACAGCAAAGCTTTCAGGATGTGTACCAATACCATAGTTTCCACCGTAAGGTACTATTTGTCCAATTACAGTTCTAAAAGAACTAACAGGTAAACCGCCGCCTTCGGCTGAATATATAGCATCTTTATCTATTAATGCTCTACTAACTTTAGACTCTTGAAATATAATTAAGTTTGTATCCTCAGCGTATAGTTTTTGTATTGAACCATTTGCTGGGTCTAAACTTTTAGTTATTTCCTCACCAACACTAAATACGTTAGTTTGATTTATACCAGTTCTAGAGTTGTATATACCTGAGTATATCATAGAGTTAAATCTAAAGTTGGCATTTGGCTCATCTTCAACTAGATAAGCTCTAACACCGTAATCTGTAGAAGTATTATTATAACCACCTCTAATTCTAGCTTCTTCAACTATCCACGTTTTATCATTGTCTATGTTAGATGTTCTTCTAAAACCACCAGAAGGTTGAGGTATACCAAAAGAACCATTCCAGATTAACTCATCTGAATTGTTTTCTGGCTGTTTTTTTAAAACAAAACTGTTAAAATATTTAACTTCTATAGTAGCTGCCATTATATTATTATCACTTGTTTATTTAATTATTTATGGTAGAGGTGATGGTGGTATTATCAACTCAGTCGTAGCCTCAACATAATTATTATTCGTGCTTGGAGTAGTCACGTCTTGATCTGGTATATTGATAGCTGTAATTTCATAATAATATCTTCCAACATACCTGTCTATGCCTACAGTAGTAGATATAGGAGTGGTTGAACCGCCTAAAGGAACATTCTGATTTATAGGATAAGTTATACTTATTGTGTTTTCTTGGTAACCAGGATCTCCTGGACTTAAACTATCTACGCTACCTATTTTTAATGTAGCTGTGCCATTTTTGTTGTTTCCAATAGCTGGATCAACGCCAACAGCAGATAATTGTAGTTGAACTTGAAACCTAAAAATAGTTTCATTTGGAGTTCCTTGTGCATAACCAGAAATGTTTATAAAACCATTAGTGCTTCTAGGTCCAATAAAAGATAAATTATCTCTACTAAAAATTTCTTCAGCATTCAAAGGATCTGTTACAGCTATTTCAAGAATTTCAAAAGTGTACGTAGTTTCGCATATTCCAGCTATATTAGGCTGAACACCTTCGTAGTCATAAGCCCTAACTTGAACAGCATAACTGTTACCTCTTGCTATTGACTCTGTAAATGTCATTTCACCTGAAGTATCGTTTAACGTGAATGGGTTTTGCAGAGGATCGCTTGTAACGTCTACAGAATCTTTAATAACACTATATATTTCAAAAGTTAGACCTAATTGATTTAAAGATGTAGTGCTAGATCCGTTAACACCTTCGTAGGTGTATATAACCCCAGATGTTTGACTTGATGATACAGTGATTTCTTGGGGGCAGTTGGTTATTTCTGGCAAATCATTTGTCAACGGGCAGAAACCACCTGTTTGAGTTAAAGTCGTAGCACCGTTAGCTTCATCGTGGTCAAAACTCATTTCAATAGTATAACTATTAGGGTCTGGCGGCGTAGTGTTATTATAAACTAATCCTACATCACCACCTGGAGAGTTTAATATAATATTAAAAGTACCGTTTAAATTATTTTCTATATTAAATATACCGTTCGCTGGTGTTGTAGAATCGTAATAAAGAACACCGTTGGCGTTAGTGGGGCTTCCAGCTCCATCGACTATGCTAACTATAGATCCAGTTGTATCTTCTGGAGGATCAAATTGAGTACCATCTAATTTTACTGGCTTAAAGAAGCTAACAGGATTATCAGTACCGTCGTTGTCTTCTCTTAAATACCAATTCCAATCATCTATTCTATCAAATGATGTTGGCCCTGAAGCGTTTATAGCTTGATTTAAATCACTTATAGTTCCAGATGTTGATGTTTCCCAATAAATATCTAACAAAGACACTACTGGTTCTATTTCATAAACATTTAAAAATGGACCGTTTTGATAAGATCCAGTTGAAGGTACTTGAGCTCCAAACTGTTTTTGAGTACTTATTCTGGCAACTAAAGAACTAGAATCAGATGTTTCAGCAAAATTATAAAATAAACTTTCATTAAAGTTAGCATTTTGGTAATCAAAAAGATCTTTTATAGTAGCTACATTTGTACTTATATCAGCTGTTTTTTCAGGATAAAATTGAACGTTAGACGCTAAATCGTCTGGATCACCTGGTAACTCTTCTAAATAGTTAGTAACTCTACCAAACATTCTAACGCTACTTCTAAATTCTCTTTGAGCAGGACCAACTTCTGTTAAATCTCTAGGTATTTTATTTATATTATCATTAAAAAGAGTTACGTGAGATGTTGTACCTAATTCTTTGGTTGAACTCAAAGGATACGCTGCCATTACCGTAGGAACATAAGCATTGTAGTATTCTTGTTGGGTTTGCTTTACAACTACTTTGTAAGAATACCAACCAAGTGGATTATAGTCTTGTGAGTCAGGATCTCCATTATATAAAAGTGGACTTCCAGCATAGCTACCATTTATAGTTTGATTAAACTGTATTTTTAAAGAATTACCATCAAAATTAGATAAGTTAGCTGGTGAGTCAAATTGTGTTTTATAATCTGAAAATATTGTTGAGCTTAAAAAACTAGGTGATCCAGATAGCGTTGTTCTTGAAAATATAGGTGTAGACTGTCTACCGAATCTATCTGCTAAAACTATGCCAACTTCGTAGTTTCTATTTTGTTTTAAAGTTGCGTTTGGATATTCTATTTCACTACTTTTAGTTTCACTCTTATACTGACTAGTATAAAAAGTACTTTTTTCAGTAGCACCTAATATGTAATCTAAAAACTGAGGCGGAGTGTGCTTGTCTTGATAGTTACCATAAATAACTCTATTGCTAGACACTTCTTGCGACAATGCTTTAACTGGAACTTTGTCAAATACTCTAGTGCTTTCACTTTCTGGTAAAGTCTTAAACGGTGCTTTAGATCCGTATTCATATTGATAATATTCACTATCACCTGTCACGTTATTAGTTAAAGGTATAGTATCAACTACTTTTATAGCTACTTTATCAGATTCTTTATAAAGTATATCTATTTCTGTAACTTTTAATGTAGTAGCTAGATTATTAGCTGCATCTGGTAAAGGTATGTTTAAAAGTATTTTGTTAACTTTATTTTCCATAAATTCAACCTCTGTACTTCTAAAAGCTTTTTCCTCATCAGTAACAATATCTTCACCGACTTGTTGTTTTAAGAAGTAACCATCTTGTTTAGGTATAAAGCATGGTTGAGTAAAAGGAGCTATTAAAGAATACTCGCCGTCATCAAATTTAAATCTATATGAAAATCTAACAAACTTATCTTCTAAATAATCTAAGTTAGCTTTGGTAGCAAAATCTTCATCATAGTAAGGATTTTCTATAGCAAACTTAACAACATCTTTGGGCGCTAATCCTGATGGAAGAGCACCACTAGCCTCTATAGTTAAAACGTTGGTTCCAGTTGAAACGTTAACAACAGATATGCCTAAGTCATCATAATTACCATTTGGAAGTTGCAAATATATATCTTGACCTATCAGTGGAAGTGCTCCTAAAAAACTAGGAGTTGCTATTTCAAAAGTTGTTGAACTTACAACGCTTTTTACGTCAGCAGTAGCTGATGGCCCTAAATCTTCATTTATAGCGTCTTGCATTGTAGTCTCAGGATATACGAAATCCAAAGAAGCTCCAGATGTTAGTGTTTGAGGTATATTTACTTCAATGCTTGTAGGTAGGTTTGTTATATCTGTAACGAAAACGTTTTGACCTACTTCAGATCCTACTAAGCCTTGACTAACTTTTATGTCTGTAGATCCTGTTGTGAGTGGTATTGTTGTTGAGTTATTTACGGCTGAAGAAGTTGTATCACTTGCTATTACAGCGCTAGTTAGCTCACTAGGTTGATAAAGCTGTATTGATTCAAAAGGATAATATTTAGCTACAGATAATTGATCCTCAGTAACATAATAAGATCCAGTCGAATTGCCACGTGTTACGTTTACTTTTCTAGGTTGATTTCTATTGTCTGTAAAAAATAACAAGTCTTCAAGTAGACTTATGCCAGTTATAGGATTTAACGTAGAAAAGTTTAACCAAGTTCCTTGAGCAATTATTTTAGTTGACTGCGTTTGAGTGTTAAAAGAAACTATAGCGCCCCATGAAGGTAATATAGAGTCAATGTTTATTGTAGCGTCACCATTACCACCTAGTATAGTAACCGTGTCTCCAACGTTGTAGCCGGATCCAAATCGAACTATATTAACAGTACCTATAACGCCACCTGTTTCTTGAACTGATACAACCAAACCAGTACCATTGCCAGTTGTTGAAGTCTGTCCAGTTGCTGGGGTTGTGTCATATCCAGTACCTCCACTTGTTAGCGTTAAAGTATTTACAGCACCTGTTGGTACATACTCAGAACGAGTGTTATTAGTTAAAAAAGAATATATAATACCGCTAACATCGTCAGAATAAACCCCTATAACTTCTAAGCCAGATTTACCTAATAATGTATCAAAGTCTATTAAACTTTCATTACCAAGCACAGTCTGTAGAGTACCAACATTATCACTAACTGATTTATTTACAGAAACATTAAAAGCTTCTCTATATTCGCCGTTAGGTATTAATCTTTCATCAAGGTCTTGATTCATTTTAGACTTGATGAAACTATTTTTAACTTCTGCCATTTAATTTTAGTGTTTTAACCATTTAGACTTACCTCGCATAACTTGAACTATTTCAGTAAGTTTAATGTTAGATAATCTAATCTTAGCGTTTCTTAATTTAGAACTTTTATCTTTTTTAAGTCTATGTACTAAATACTCTGGTTGATTTGCTCTAGTAGATACAATGTAATGTAGTATAGAAGCGTATAGAGCTTCTTCTGCAAGCTTAGGAACTTTAGTGTCCTTATCATAAGCTAAACCATCAGAGATATACTCTAATACAATTAGTCTATCTACTAAATCACTTGAAAAAGACATCTTACCTTCTCTCTCGTCTATCGTAAAGTAGCCGTTAACGTTAGCATATTGAGGATCTGTTCCGTAAAACTGACCTAAATTCCAGTTGCCATTGTATCTATAGGCATTGCTAAAGTAAGCCCAGTCATCTAAATCAAAATCATTATTTAGAATCTCAGTGTTCATGCTATCAAATCTCTCTTTAGTTATAGAAGTTCCTTCTATGTTTTCACCAAAGTTATCTTGAGTTGGTACGCCTTTATTGTCTTGTATAGGAGTATTGTACGGTATTGTCGTTAAGTTATTAGTAGGAAATATAGGTCTTTTTACACCATATTTGTCTATCCAAGAAACTTTAACATAGTTTACGTAATCCTGAGGTAAGATTATATTTAAACTAGAAGGTACAGTTAATTCCTGAGAGTGTATGCTTTTTAAAGTATCATAGCTAAACTCTTGTAAAGATCTTTTAGCGAAAAACAATACATCTGATTTTTTAGCTCTTTGAATAATCTTACCATCTCCAACATAACCAACCATAAAGTTGTCTATAACATCATTTAATGTTATATAACTATAGCTACCATAGTTGTCCTCAACAGTATCACCCACAGCTTCTTCACTAGCTGTGCTAGCGTAATTACCACCGTCTAACTTTTTAAGTTGAACTACAATAAAATCTAAATCAGCTGGAGCTGTTACGAATGTTACAATATTGTTTTTTACAGAATACTCAGAAGTATATTCACTCCAACTACCTGGCAAACCAGTTGAGCTTGTGTATATTTTAAAGTTATTTAAAGTGTAGTCAACTTTATTTGGGTCGTAACTTCCAAAAACTAAGTCAGTGTCAAAAGTAGTAGTAAAGTTTACTTCTGATCCATCACCTCTAAAGCCTTGAGCGCCTTGATAATATTGTTGGTTTGTTTCTGTTATTAGACTCATTTAGTTATGATTTTTCGTTTATTTGAACAGCTTGACTTTCTTGCTCAGCAACTTGAATTATAGTGGGATCGTTTATTACAATACCAAAGTATTTAAGTATATTAACTATCAAGTTTGTTTGTTCTGATATATCTAACTGGAAATCAGCAGATGTTGAAGATCCAACGCCTACAGGATTAAACACATATTGACCAACTGATCCGACAACATAATCCCATTTTGGAGAAGTTGGGTTGGTGATACAGTTAACCACAACACCACCATCAGTTTTTGGCGAAGGTGATATTTTTAAAACAACTCCATTTTGCCCAGAGTCATTTGTAGTGTAAAATAAAGGGTATTGTTTTGTGGGTTTTGTTAGTTTTGATCTAGTTATTTTATCAAAATCTTTTTTGCTAGTCAATTGAGTTATTGACTCGTGTTTAGGTTGACCGTCGTATGTAGTTATGACTTCACCTATTTTATATATTGTAGACGATGTATTATTGTAAAAGAAGTCACCAGTTTCGTCGTAAGTAAATGATATTTCTTTTTCAAAAGGATAAAGCTTGTAAGCTATATCTTTATACATGTTAAAAAACTCCGTGTCGTTTTCAGAGTTATTTTGATTTTTTCTATTCTGTTGGTTTCCGTTTGGAAAGTAAGAATTGAATATTTCTTTTTGTACTAAATCAGCAATACTGTTAAACTCAGAAGGTGTTACATAACCTCTTTGCTCTTTGTTCAATATGTACAAGACTGTTGTGTATACTGTGTTTACGTTTACTGCCATTTTATATTTTTATATAAATACTAAAAAGGCGGCCGAAACCGCCTATGTATTAGTATCACTTGTTTTTATAGTTTTTTCTCTATTGATCTAAAAACTTCAACGCCTTCGTCTGTCTTCAAGAAAGCAGCAAAAGCTGAGTATGGATTTTCGTCAAATGGTACGTTCATTAGTTTTCTACCGTTTGAAGCCCAAGTAAATGTTCTTTGATCTCCAGATAATCTTATAATTCCAGCTTCAGAAGCTTTAATAGCTATATTTCTAAGCTGAACATTATCATCATTAGCTAAAGCTACAAAACCTTTAGGATTACTTTTAGCAAATAAAAGTAAATCTCTTTTAAGTTCTTTTGAGCTCATTGTTGAAACAGCTGAACCAAGCTCTACTCTTAAAATAGCTTCTGCTTGATCTATATCTATTTCTCTAGCTAAATTCATAGCATCTATTTGTGTTTCTAAAGTATCTAGTTCGTCTTCAGCTACAGCTATAGAGCTATATTCATAATATCTTTTGTCTTTATACGGGTGGTACAAAGATAATAGTTTTTGTAAGTTTTGTTTTTCTTTGGGTACATATAACACTCCATCTTTAAACATTATATGACCAAGAGTTACCTCACCTTTCTGTTCTTGTCTAAAAACAGAGTTTTGGTTTGTAGCATATCTTAGCTCTTTTTGCTCTCCTGCTTTTTCATCAAACCATAACAAAGGGTATCTAGAGCTATGTCTAGATGGTATTGTATATGTTAAAGGAGTTTTATTTCCTTTTAGAAAATAAGTTCTATCTTTTATTTCCCACTCTGGTTTTTTAGGTTGAATTGGTTTTTGAACTGGTGCACTTTTTGCACTAGTTGGCTGAGGTGCAACCTCAACAGTTTCTTCTGCTTTAGCTTTTTTAGCCATAATATAATAAAATTAAATAATTAATAATAAAAATCCTGAGGCTACCGTGATGATAGCCCCAAGATTTTAAAGTGTTATTAAGCAGTAAACAATACGAAGTTGTTTGCTCCTTGTACAACTAGACATCTTTCAGAAAGGAAGTGTACTTCCATTGCATCAAGATCTGAAGTGTAAGCTCCTCCTACAGAACCAGTGATCCAGTTTTTCATACGACGATCGTCAGCTTGTGAAGCTCGGTAACGAACGTGTAGGAAAGGACGACGGATGTTTGTTCCTAAGATTTGATCGTAAACAGTTGAAGTTCCAGCTGGTACTAATACACCATCAATGCTAGAAGTTCCTAAACCTCCACGAGTAGAAGCATCGTTCAAATATTTCCAATCAGTTTTGTAGAAATCGTAAGATCCTCTACGGAAACCGCTAAATCCAAGATTTAAAGCCATTTCTTCAGAGTTTTCAAACAAACCATAAGCAGTACCACCAGCGGTGCCAACTGAAAGATCAGCAAGCATATCGTCAAAAGATAAAGCAGTATTTCTGTTTAAGAAAAGCATGTTTTCTTCAATAGCTCCTTGAGTATCTAAGTTTTTCAAGATAGAATCAAAATCAGCCAATTGCCCAGTACCGCTGTTAAAAGCAGAAACTACGTTTCCTCTTTCATTGATAGCAGCGAAAAGACCTTGAGTACCTTTAACACCTACAGTAGATGTTCCTCCTTTTAATTCACCTTCAACTACAGACATTTCTAGGTAATCTTCAAAACGCAGTCTTGTTTCAGACTCAGCTTTTAAATACCATAAGAAACCACCTGTTCCATCTTCAGTTGCTACTTCTACCCAACCGATTTGAGCAGTATCAGAACCGTTAACAGCGTATTTGTCTTTGATGATAATTGGAGAGTTAGAATACTGAGTGAAAGAAGGCTCTATAGATAATCTGTCAGCATCAGTAGTTCCTTTTCCATATTCAGAACCATATACAAAGATTTTCAATTCAGGACTTCCAGTTACTAAATCAACTTCACCAGCTCCAGCTCCATCAAGAGCTTCTTGAGTATAAGGCTTTACAGTTAATTCACCAGCTGCTAAAGAAGAACCTGGAGTTGCTCCAGAAGCAACAACATAACACTTAAGTTCATCTCCGTTAGCTCCGTTAGTTACAACGATAGTTGAACCAGGAGAAACTACGTTTTCTACTAGAGTAGCTCCAGATCCACCTACAGGGATAGTCAATGTTGAAACAATGTTTGGAGTAGTTCCAGTTACAGAAGCTACAACAGCATTGTAAGAAATGTGTAAACGGTTTTGTTCAGACCAAACAACTTGATCAGATGTCATAGGCATTTCCGCGCCTACCATTCGTAAAAATCCAGATAACGTACGATTTCCGTAACGCTCTACTTCAGCTTCGTAGATTTCTGGTAAATATTGCTGAGCGAAATCACTAGTACCATTTGTAAAGTTCAAATAGTTTGTTTCTAGTGCTTGTTGAGTTTGCGATGGTTTAATTGAACCAAACGCAGGTGCTACATTAGCCATAATTTTTAATTTTTAGTTTTTAAATTTTTTAATTCTTAGTTTTGTAGAATCAGCACCGCTAATTGCTTTAACTTTAAAGCCGTTAATAAAAACATCACCATTACTTGAGGGTCTAGCTTTTGTGTCGCTAAGGTTTTTAGATTTACCTACAACCTCTTTAACCGCGTCAGCTTTACCTTGTTCGTAAAAATGAGATGCAATGCGATCTACGTTTTCAGCGGCATATATAGCTTTGTGATAACCTTTGTAATCATTAACAGAACCGTTTTTATCAAGGAACTTCCCGATTAAGTTGTTAATGTTTGATTGTTTATCAGCAACAGACTCTGTGTTTTGAATTTTATACCTGTATTTCTTTTCACCTACATTGATATCGAAACCTTCGAAATCTTCAGTAAAAAGTTTTTTAGTATTTTGTTTAAACTCTTCGTGCTGCTGCTTACTAGCTTCTTGCTGCTTGTTATATCTATTGAAAAAGTCCATAGCTTTTTGAGCGTCAGGATTTACGTTTGATTTCAACTTGATATCAGCGTAATATTTTTCCTTAGTGCTTTCCAAAAAGTTTTTGGCTTTTGCAACTTCTTCTTTAAATGCAAGTTTCTTCTTGCGTATGTCTTTATCTTCATCTAAATCTTCGTCGTATTGAAAATCTTCTAACAACAAATCAATATCTGAATTATCGAGATATGGTTTTTCTTTTTTGTAATACTCCCTTAACAATGTGTTATCGTCTACGCTAGAGTAATCAGCGTTTAATCTCACGTAGTCTTCTACGCTGCCACCGGTCTCTTCCATAAAAGAAACTAGCTTTTCTATATTTTCAGGTAACTGTTTACCTAATACCTTTTCATCTCTAACCGCTTCTTTAAGCTCTTGCTCTACTTCAGCGACTTCTTCAATAATTTCTATTGGAGCTTCTACTGCTTCTTCGGTGGTCCGTACTTCTTCAACCACTGCTTCGCTGTTGCCACTGTCTTTGGATTCTTCGACAACAACATCGCTATCATTTGTCTCTTGTGCTTGAACGGCATCTTCTTTAGGTATTTCGACTTTTACAACATCTGGCACAACTTTACCTTGAGCTTCTGGCTTAGTCAAGTCTACTTTAGTTACTTCGTCTTTTTTAGTTAATTTTTTAGGTGTCTTCTTTTTACCTTTCAAGGTAAACTCACCTTCTGTTTTTACTTCTGACATAATATAATATAATTTAAAAAAATGTTATAGCATTACATAAATGCTCCTAAACCTTGATCTGGTTCGTTTTCAAAGTCAATTGGTAAGCCATCGTTTTTTCTTTGGCTTATCATTTCACTTTGTTGTGTTGCTTGTATTTTTGTTCTTTTATCTTTGCGATCTTCTTTGAAAGCTTCTTTTTGGTTGGCAACCTGCATTTCCATTTGCTTGAGCTGCATATCGTACTGGAACTGACGTTCCATTTCTTGTTGCTTAATAAATGAAGCTTGCTCCATCTTCTTAATATCCATAGCTGTTTTAGCTTGTTCTAATTGAACTTTAGAACCAGATATAGCTTCTTGCTTTTGAACCTCTGCCATAGCTGTTCTTTCAGCTGTTTGAGCTTGAGCATCAGCTTGAGCAGCGATATTAGCTTGTTGCGCTTTTTGATCACGCTCCATTTTAACCTTGCGCTTAATTTTAAGCATTTGGTTTGCTAGCTTAAGGTTTTTAATCTGACGTATATCTATAGCGTCTTCAAGATCAATACCACCTGACTGCAAAGCAACTTGTATGTTTTGCTCTAACTGAGCTTTTTCTTCTTCATCAGGTTCTAATTCTAAGAAAATACCAAAATCGTGTAGATTTAAATCTATAATTTCATCTAATGATTTTATATTATAATTAGACACTGCATTTTGTAACGATGCTCTTGTCAATGGAAATTTAAGTGCATCACCTATTTTAAGAGAAACGTTTTCTGCTAATTTAAGAGTTAAAAACAAACTAGACTGAACAATGTGTCTAGTAGCAACGTTTGAAGCATTAGCGGCTAGTTTCTGTAATCCTACTAATGTAGATTTATCAGGCGTACTACCATCTCTGGCTTCATTAAGCCCCGTTACATCACGTATCATTTGCAAATAGTATTGATACGTTTGTATTAAACTTTGTATTTTACCATAGCCATTAGAGCTACTAAGCTCTTGAACAGGTACTTTACCGTGATTCATTTCACCGTCTTGAGTAAGTGATCTACCAACTATACTACCAGTTTGGAAATACATGTTTAATGCTTCAGCTGGATTATAGTTTGTGCCGTTACCAAGATCAACTTCAGCTAGACCGTCCATATCAAGATAAACACCATCTGGCACCATTCTTGAAAGCACTTGCTGTAGTTTTAAATGTGTTATTTGAATCATATCAGCAAAGCCAATACACTTGCTAACTATAGATTCAATTCTACCTTTGTAAATTCTAGGAGCACAAATAGCGTAATTCATAGCTACCTTAGTAGTGTCAGCATATGGTCTAGACATATTTTCTGCTAACTCCCATTTTAACATAGTATCAGTTCCTAAAACAACAGCTCCGTTGTATAAAACTTCTATTGTTCTAGATACTCTTTCAAACATATCGCTTTCTGGTGGATTAAATGTATCTGGCTTTTCAATAGCCTTCATCAATCCTTGATCTGTTTGCTTTATTTTAAAAACTTGATTGTGATATGTCTTATAATCAAAGTACATAACCTGCACTGTGTTTTCATCGTAATCACCCCAACCAGTTATATAAGATCTATTTCCAGGCATATTTTGAATACGCTCTAATTCTTTTTCAGATATATGTGGAAACTCTTTTTTAAGTTCTGGTATTGTTATAGCTTTAACTTCACCTACGTAATATATGTCTTCAAAGTTTGGATCTTCTGTATATGAATAAACCATATAAGCAGGATCAACGTAATCAACTTTAATTCCTTCAGCGGTATTAAAACTAGTTTTAGCAGCTGCTATACCTAACACGGCCAAGTCCATATTTAATCTACGTCTTACTAAGTCATATTTGTTTTGCGCAAAAACAGTTGATATACTTTCTTCTTGCGCTATTTCTATAGACTGCTTATAGCTAAGTTGCATTTTAAGCTCTAACTCTTCTTTAGACTCAGGAACACTATTTGGGTCTGAAGACTGATGAAGGTTAATACCTAAAATTTCATTTACACTTTTAATATAATCCTTGGCAACCATATCTTCGTGAAGTCTAGCTGCATAATCAGTTCTTTTCTTTACTGACTGAGGATCTTGAGCGTAAGCCTTTATATCATAGCTTTTTTGAGATATGCCATTAACAACTATATCTACAAACTTAGATAATATTGGAACTGGTTTCCAGTCTAAATTAAGATAAGATAAATCACCGTTTATAGATAATTCATCTTTATATTTTTGTATTGACTGCTCACCGCGAGCATATAGTCTTAAATTATGAAATTGATTCCAGTTAGTTAAATATCTATTACCGTTAGTTCTACCTTGTCTAAACCACTCGTACTCTATGGCCTGAGCAACTTGCTTTCCGTACTCTATAGTATCTTTTTCTTCGTTACTTACTACTTGACTAGGAAAAGAACTGTTATTATTAGTGTAAACGTTCATTTAACTTATTATTTTTGATGTATAACCTCTATTGTCATATCTTTTTATACCTAGATTGACAGGTTCTCTTTTTCTTATATTGTTTGGTGTGTATCTATGTTTGTTACAAGCCATAAGAGCTAAACCAGAGCTAATAGAAGCATCATGAGATGTTCTATTGTTTATATTAAATTTAGCCCAGTCTTCTAATGTTCTTTGAAAATACATATCACCATAACCTGTTTCTTTTAAACCAACAAATGTTTCGATGTATGATTCTATAGCTGCAGCGTGAGCTTGTTTTATATCTTCACTAGAGTTTGGTATACCACCTATTTCTCTTTCTGTTACTGATAACTTATTTCTAGCTCTATCAGGTCTGTTCATTGCAAAACCTCTATAACCTCTTTTCTTAAAATAATATAAAAGTCTTGGCTTATTGTTTTCAGCTAATATTGGCATACCGTAAAAAGCGCAAGCCATTAAAACATCTTCAAAAAATATCTCAGCCGTTTGAGGTCTAGCTATATATTCTAAAAAGAAATGATTTGGCGGTGCGTCTTCCATTGAAAACTTAGTCAAACCGTGTAAAGATCCATTAGAACCTCTTTTGTCAACTGTGCCTGATATATCATATGGGTCACATCCAAAAGCACCCATATGCTCATTGCCAGGATAGTAAACACCATTTTTGTTATATTTTTTATTTTGCAAATGCATTGGTGGAATCCAAGATATTAAAAACCTACCGTTTTTGTTTGGATTAAAAATAACTCTAGTATCTTGCTCTCCATTCTCCCATTGAAATGATCCTTGCGTAACGTTTATAGAATTACGCATGTCTTCATTAAAATCAATTTGCTCGTATATTCTAGTTAGATTAAACAATGATTGTTTTGTTTCATCTCTAAAAGCATGCTTTTCTGTACGTGGAAACTGTCTGTAAAATTCATTTAAAGCATCTTGATCTTGCTTTAATCCTTCTACTTCGTTCTCCCAGTATTCTATTACACCTATTTTTATCTTTTCACCTTGTGGTGTTTCTACTAGCGTTTTTGGAGTGTTGAATACAGGTAATCCATAAGAATCAATGTATCCTTCGTAATTCCACTCCATAGGTATGAACAAAGAATATAATCCTGAACGAGTCTGTCCATTGGCATTTCGCTTCGTAACATCTGAGTCATCATAAAGTTTTTTAAAGTTTTTACCTCCTTTATCGTGAGAGTTAGATGTTGAGCCCATCATACACTTACCAATAATCTTACTACCTAATCTAAGACAAGTTTTTGTAACTCGCCAGTTATTTAAAATATTGTTAGGTTTTTCCCACTTACCACTTTCATCGTGGATTAGCAGTTTTAGTTTTTCACCGTCATAACTATTGTCCCCAGTGTTTTTCCAGTCGATGGTAGTATCGAGTCCCGATATGTCTTGTAACTTTTCATTTGTTTCCAACTTTCGTCTCGTATACTTTGTAGCGGGTACACGATATGCAAGCTCTGTTTTTGGCCTGTCCATACCGTCTTGTATTGGCTTAAAGAAAAAAGGGTAGTTGACTGATATTGGTACAACTTTGTCGGTAAACATTTTTTTAGCATCAGGTCCTGATTTTGACAGTATACCGAATCTAGAGTCTGTTGATATTGTTGCCTGAGTAACTGTTTCTCCAGAAGCCATAAATGAAAATCCACTACGTCTGTTTTTAAGATAGCACATTCCGTAGCATCTACTGTCTGCTTTGCAAGCTTCCCAGAAAATGTAGAAAAGTCTGTTTGACTCTCTAAAGTCTGGCTGCCCAACGTCAATCTTGGACCACTGCAGGTACATATAGTGAGAACCAGTAAGGTAAGTAGCCACATTTTTATTATAGAACCAAAAACCTTGTTCTCTTCTATTGAATTCTTCATCTATATAATCGTACCATTTTTCTTTGAAATCTAATGGATATTCTTCCCAGTCAAAAACTGACTTTATTTTAGCAAGCTCTTTAGGGTATTCCATATGCGTCCATTTTTTGTTTTCAAACTTATGGACTTTTTTAGCTTTAGGTAAAGCTATTTTTAGATTTTGTATTTCGTATATCTCACCTATCTCACCGGTCTTGCTTATAATGACAACATCGTAATCTTCGTTATAACCATACTCCCACTTTTTAGCTTTATTGTTTTTATCAATAGTATGTGGCTTTATATGATCGTCGAGTACTTTGTATAGAGTCTGCTCGTACATTACTTAGACCTTCCTTCTGCAAAACCTTTAAAAGTTTTTTCTTTCTTAACTTCTTTAGGTTTATCGTTTAACATTTCTTCTTCGCTTTCTATTCTATTTAATATTTCAAAAGCATCAAATATAGCTAACTTTTTTGTAGCAGCGGCGTTCTTAAGTCTGTCAGCAGAAATATCATCATCAGAATCAACGATAGGTTCTTTAGCAACTTTTATTAACTCATCAACTGCCTTGCGACCAGCTTGGATTATATTTTTCTTCGTCTCCTTTACGTTCATACTTAATTACAATATCATTAGATTTCATACAATAAAGACGCTCACTATCAACTAAAAACTCCCATTCGCTGTTAGGTGTAAACCCTACAAGATCACCTGGAGTTATTCCTAGAGCTTCTAACGAGCTATTACCATATTTTAATATACCAACAAGGCTACGTTCTTTTTTGTTCTCTAGCTCACCATTATCTTTAATAGGTTGAACAAAGCATCTATCACCAACAGTATTCCAAGTACCGTTGTTATAAAGGTATATTTGATCAAAAGCGCAAAGATGTAGGTCATCTTTTAAAAACGACCTACTCTTTTTCTTTTCGCCTTTCATATCGTAAAAAGTTCTAAATACATTTTGATGTATTACAACTTTATCACCTTTTTTTATACCAGCATTAAAAGCCAAAGGAGTTTGTACTACTTCAGCTAATCTATTTACAAATTTCCAGTTTTCGATCTTAGTGTTAACAATTAGGTCTTTATCTCCAACCTTTACTGTATTACTATATTTTTCTCCAACTGGTTTTACAATAAAATCGTATAGTGAGTTCATTAGTATTCTAAGTCATACTCAACAGCTACAGCCATATTTTTATTGAACTTTTTCCAAGGCAAAACCTCGTTGTTCTTTTTAATATATATACTGTAAGACGTGTCTTGCTCTTCAAATAAAATATAAGCTATCTCGTGACCACCATAAACTTGTTGACCAACAGAGTAATGCATGGCATCGTTTTTGTAATCAGAACCTATACTTATTTTTCTAATTACTGTCTCCATCTTTTTCTACCTCTGTGTACTCACCAGTTTTTAGATCAACAGAAATAGCTCCGTATTCTTTCTCTAGACTAGTCTTGAACTCTTCAATCTTTTTATTAACTTCAGCGACTTCATGTAAAAACCCGTGTTTTTGAGTTTCTAAGATTCCGATGTTATTAATAACTTCATTTAGTTTTGTTTGCAACTCAACGATTTCTTTGAGCTGCTCATCTTTAATTTTTGCCATTTGATTTAATTTAATTGTTAATATTACTTATTATTACTTATATTTTTAGCTTTTTCCCATGTTCTACCTACAAAGTAAGCACCGTACACTGTTATTAGCAAAGATTGAAATATTGGAATATACTCTTCTGCTATTTCAAATTGACCAATGTTACCATCAAAAAACGTACATATAGTAAATATAACCGTTAGATATATAAGTACTAATGGACGTATATTTTTAGACAAAAAAGAATCAGACTTCATATCTGCTTGCCATCTTGCTGTAACTTGTTCTTGTGCTTCTTTATCGGCTTTCTCAAGAATTTTAGTTATTAGCCTTTGAGCTTCTAACTTTTCTTCTTTGGTAGTTGTAAGTTTATCGATAACGTCACCAACCTCTTTGATGACGTTACCGCTTAACCATTGCCAAATTTTTTTCATTATTTAATTATCGGAACTATAAACTCTATCAAAAGCTTTACCTACAGAAGTCCCTTCTTCACCAGTGCCTTTTAATGTAAAAGTTTCAGTATAGTCTTTTCTACGTTTTTGAGCTTCTTTAGATTTAACAGTAGGGTTTGGATTTTTCTTAGATCTAGCTTTAGATATTTCTTGTTTTTCAGTTCTTAATTTACCAGTTTTAGTGTCTCTTCTTTGTTCAGTATAAACACCTGGTGAGACTTCAGTTACACCCGTTATTGTAGAGTCTTTTACTCCAGCTTTTCTAGCTTCTGATCTTTTAGCCATAGCTTCTTGTACGTTAGAAGTTTTAAAAGTTCTACCTCCAGCTCCAGTAACTAATATACTTTCTCCTTCTTTAAGTTTAGTTCCTTTTTTTATAGGAAACGCGTTTAATGGAGATACCATGTTTGTTGGAATACCTCTCCCTGTTTTAGGCATATCACCTCTCCCAGGCTTCATTTTAAATGGTCCGTTCATTTTTTTATTTTTTGTTTTTTATTGGTGTTTCTATTACATATTTAGCTCCTGGAAAATGATAATCATAACCTGGATACATTACTTTGGCATAACCTCTATCATCTACCCCAAGAACTTTAAAGTCAACTCCTTTCATTGTTATATGACCTCCTTCAATAATGTTTTGAGGTTTATTAACATCAGGGCTGTTTTTTAAATATCCTTTCTTAGATGTTTTCATTTATGATCTTCTATAAGCCTCAGCTTCCCAAGGCAGGTTTTTAGCACCTTCTTGCATTTGTGCTCGTGAATATTTTTTACCTTTCCAGTAAACATATTTATCGTCGTAATTTAAATCACCACGTTTCATTTGCTCAAGGTGTATTTTTTCGTGTGCAATAACTTTTTCACACTGACTAGGATCTAAATCTTTATTTAAAATTATAGACCCATTGTTATTAGCTTTACCCATAACGCCGTCTTCCATATTTACACTGTAAATTGGAGTATTATCCATTGAATATGGTGGAGTTATTTTAAATGCCATTTAACCGTTTTTAGTTAATATATTATGAGCTCCTATCTCTATTTTAGCTAATTGACCAGGCTTTAATCTAGGAGAAGAAGTTTTAGTTCCTTTTTTATTTTTAGTTTCTTTTTTATTTTTAGTTTCTTTTTCTTTTAAATAATCATCTAAAAATTCACTAGCTGTCATTTCTTTCCTATCCATAGCAGCTATATTTTCAGCATCTCTCTGAAGACGTTGCATAGCAGGTTCTATAGATACATATCTATTAAGTGGAGAAGGATTTGACAACTCTTTTTGAACTTGCAATTTAGCCTCATAGTCAGTACCACCTGTCTCAGCGCTTAGCTTTTTTTCTCTCTTTCTAGCAGCATCACCTATAGCTTCGTAATCTTTACCACCAGCTTCGGGGTTAATATCTTTGTTTTGAGTAAAAGGTTTTTTACCCATAAACTTTTGTGCAAATGGAGAACTCATATTATTTAAATGCTTTAGCTCGTGAAGTAATTGGCGTTCCGTGTCCACACTCAAATGGTGCTTTAGAAACTTCTAATCCATTTTTACCTGAACTAGAACCTTTACCCATTGGAAAACCTTCTTTGCTTAATGGTCCGTCCCAGATTGCATTTTCACCTATTTGACCCGCTAGGTCAGCTTTTAGTTGTTTAATATCTTTCATATCTTTATTTTTTATAACCTTCTGTTCTTGCTTTAATAACATCCGCTTGAGTTATTTTACCATCACCAGTTTGATCTTTAAACATAGCTGGTGCTCCAACCGCATTTTGCATCATTTGTTGATTTCCATACATACCTTGAGCAACTGCTTGCGCTTGTGGTGGAAAAGGATTAACTAGACTAGAACCTTTTGGAGGTAAGTTAGTCATTGGTTGAATCATCTGCTGTTGCATTGTTGGATCTACCACTTGTTTAGCCGGTGAATCGTAGTTCATTTTTGCCGCTGAGCAACCTGAACAAAGAGGTGATCCGCAGCTTTTGCATTTTGCCATAATTATCTGTATTTGTCTTTATTGACGTTATATATTGCTTTTGTTAAAACCTTGTCGGTATATGTGTTACCACGAATTATACTATTAGCATCTGAAGTTGGTATATCTTCTTTTCCAAGCATCATACGATAAATTCTTTTTATCAATTGCTTGCATTTAATAGATGTTTTATATATATGGTATTTTTGCGTGGTTCTATTTCTATGTCTCCAAACAACTATCCAACCTTGTTTTAGTAATCTATTCCAGCGACGATTATCCCAACTATATGAGTATGCACCATCTTCGAAGTCTTTCTTTCTAAACATATCCATGCAGTCTAAGTATATCAACAACTCAAGATCTGCATCGTTTAAATCGTTATTTCTACAAGCCCATTTTCTTATAATCCTGTAGTGCTTCATAAGATTGAGGTCTTTTATATCGTCAGCCTCTAATCTTCTCATAATACAACTACAACATCACCGACTTTAATAACGTGATATGCTTCTTTTTCAACTTCTATTTTATGACCAGCGTGTCTATCGTATAGTATTACACTACCTTCTTTTAAACCGCTTATCTCATCTCCAGATGAAACAACTGTTGCTTCGACATATCTAATGTCTTCTCTATGTGTTTCTGCTAAGAGAAGACCACCTTTTGTTTTGGTGGTCCCTTCCTTAGTCTTTTTTATAATTATATTCTTACCTACCGCCTGCATCTACTCTCAAATTATTGATTACACAATCTGTTGATAAAATAGTAGTTGCTACGGAAGCTGCGTTTTGAAGAGCGCTCTTGGTGACAAGTAAAGGATCTATAATACCTGACTTAGTCATATTTACCATTTTTCCCGTAACCACGTTATAGCCTTGTCCTTTTCTAGTAGGTGTTTTAATATTTTCAACACCTGCATTATCAAGTATAGTTTTAAAAGGTGCTTTTATAGCTTCTAGTAAAACTGTCTCACCAACAGACTTAGCTTTTAAATTTGTTGAGGCATTTAATAGAGCAATACCACCACCAGGAACAATCCCTTCTTTAATAGCAGCTTTAGTAGCACAGATAGCATCTTCTACTCTATCTGTTTTTTCTTTTAATTCTATTTCTGAGTTAGCACCTACTTTTACGATAGCTATTTTAGCCGATAGCATTGCTAATCTTTTTTCCAGCTTGATAATCTTGTTAGGATTTTTCTCTTCTAACAACTCTTGTTTTAATTCTTCTATAGAGCTTAAAACTTCTTCGCCAGGTTCTTCAACTTGCAAAACAGTGTCTTCGTGAGAAGTTACACTCTTTATACATTGACCTAAGTGTTCTGGCTTTATCATATCCATATCATCACCTAAGTCTTCGTTTATAATAGTAGCGCCAGTTAACAATGAAAGGTCTTGAAGCATTTGTTGCTTGCTTATGCCGTAAGTTGGTGCGTCAATAACATTAACTTTAATAGCACCTTTAACTTTATTCATTGCCAGAGCTGATAAAACACCTTGTTCCAAATCGCCAATAATAAGCAAAGGTTTATTGTTTTTTATTACATACTCTAGCACTGACTGTATCTGTCTAATTGTATCCACTGGTGACTCTAGTAGAAGCACTAATGGTTTATCCAACTCAGCAGTTTTATTTGCTTTGTTAGTTATAAAATGTGAGTTTTTAAGTCCTTTGTCATACTGTACACCATCTACAACTTCAACGTGTGTTTTACCATCTGAAGCCGTCTCCATCATTACAACACCTGTATTGTCTACTGATCTAAAAGCATCTGCTATAACTTTGCCTAGCTTAGGATCATTGTTAGTAGATATTGTAGCGATTTGATCTATCATATCGCCTTTAACATCTACTGACGTAAGTTGCAAGAACTTAACAACATTTTTAACGGCTTTGTTTATACCGTCTTTTAACTCTCTTGAGTTTGTTTTATCGGCTACTTTGTAAGCTTCTTTCAATATAGCGTGAGCTAATACTGTAGCTGTTGTAGTACCGTCTCCAGCTTCTTGAACTGTCTTGCGCGCTGCTTCTTTTAAAAGCGTTGCACCCATATTTTCAACTGGATCTATTAATATAATGCTATCGGCTACTGTGACACCATCTTTTGTTATAATTGGCTTGCCAGTATTATCTTCTAGCATTACACATCGACCACTAGCTCCTAAAGTAGAGCTAACGGCCTTTGTGAGTTTTTCTATTCCTTTAAATACCTGATCTCTGGCTTCGTCACCAAAGTTCAAGTTCTTGACAATTGCGTCTGACATAATTTAATTTAATTTGATTTAATTTTGGTTTTATTTAAATGTTTTAACTACTTTTGGCCCATTTAAAAATTCAAGCTTTTTTACGTAGTGTTCAACAGTTTTATCAATAGCTGTTTCCGCAGCCTCCATTGTTTCACGACGCGTTACATCGTGCCAATTATCTTCTACATGAAGATCTTGATATTCTGTTTGGTAGTAACCGTTTGGTAATTGCACTATACGCCAATTGGCTTTATCTGCAATATGGTTCCATAGTTTAATACGGTTTTCATCTGGTTGTGATTGACTAGACCACGAATTAGTCGAGTAATAAAATGTCATTGGTTTTGGTTTTATGTTATTATTTGGTTTGCACTTTACCCGTGTCGGTTATGTTTTATATCATCACTTGTTTTTAGTCATATTTACTCTCCTACCGTCATAGTTACAGAAGTTGGGTTTTCTAATTCAGCTATTTGAGAAGCAATACTATCTTCAATAGCTTGAACTTGATCAGCACCCATAGCATCTTTTGTCCAACCAACAATTATTTCGTTTGTTAGATCTTCAAATGGGATAAAAGGAGTTTCAGGATTTAAAGGTACTACTTGAGTTCCAATATTATTAGCTGAGTAATCTTCTTTAGTACCAGTTACAATCCAGTGCACATTATAAACTACATTTGTTTCACCTTCTTCCTGAGGGTGCACGTCTACTGTTTTACAATTCCAATCGTATGTTATCATAATTTATTTATTTATTTATTTGAAAATTCTAGGTATTATTAAAGTATCTATTTGTTTTCCTGATTTGGGGTCTAAAATTTCGTATCTTACAGTGTCTTCACATAAAACCATATTTCCTAATGTGCCTACTACCTCACCTTTACACCCATAGACTGTTGTTGAGCCTCCCGACCCGTCTTTTCCATCAGCACCAGCCGGACCGGTAGCTCCTCGTGGACCAACTGCACCAGTGTCGCCTTTTGGACCTTGCGGCCCTTGCGGCCCTGTAGCACCAGTGTCTCCTTTAGATGCAGCGCTTGTTGAATCTCTGCCAAAAGCGTCTTTTATAAATGCATGCATCTCTTCTAGATCTAATCTAATATTTTCTATTTCTTTTAAAAAATATTTTGTATTTTCGTAGTTTGCACCATCATTTATAACATCTGTTATGTCTGATATTGAGGCTATATCTGCTGCTATTTTTGAAGGAACAACAATTTCTCCATTAGAATCTTTATAAGCTCTAACAGTGTCTCCACTTTTATAAAGTTTTTTAGTTCTTATATTTTCGTTTATATTAGCCATATTATGTAATATTATATTCTACGATTATCTGAACTGATACTCCGCCTATGCTTCCTGTGCCTCCACTTGTTTGTGCTAAAATTGCTATAGAATCTCCTTCGCTAAATGTAAAATCAGAATTAGCGAAATTATATATAGCTGTAAAATTTGCTGACGCGCCACCTGTTACAGTAGCAGTATATTCTGTTGTACTAACTGTTCCATTGACTTCTTTTTTGAATTTCATTCCTGTAGCGGTTGGCGTCACTCCGTCTACATGTCTTAATATAATTTTTTTAACTCTTCCGTCGTAAGCGGCTGCCATTCTATTATAATAAGCAGGAGTTGAACCAAATATTGTAGAGTTGTAAGGTATATAGTTGTAATCAGTGTTAGCAGTCTTCATTAACGGCGTACACGTTATAGTATTTTTAATATAACCTTTATAGGCGTCAGTAGCTGCAGTCGCTTTTACAGTACCATTTACTTCTAGTTTTTCACCTGGACTAGTCGTTCCAATACCAACGTTGCCGCTGCTTCTTGGTATTGATATTGCATCCGTGTCGTTAGCAGTGTTAGTGTCGTTTGCATTATGAACACCTATCTTTAGTATATTAGAACCACCGTCGTAATTTACGTAACCGCCTTGAAAAGATCCATCTGGCTCTATAAACCTTAAATATCGACTTGTATTAAAACCTTCTATAGTAATGTCCCCTTCTTTAACATGAAGCTTACTATCAGGACTAGTTGTCCCGATACCGACGTTGCCGGAAGTATCAATAGTCATATCGGTACTAGCGCCTCCAGCGGCAAACTGAAGTTGGTTTCCTGAATTAGCAAAAATCTTAGCATAACCAATATCCCAAGTTAAAGTTCCATAAGCAGTAGTACCACTTCCCCATTCTGTTAAACTAGAAGAAGTAGTCCATATCGCATTGCTTGAAAATGTTCCATTAACTTCTAGCTTGTACCCAGGACTAGGCGTTCCAATACCGACGTTTGTACCGTCATCATAGATAGTAGAATCAGTAATCGTATCTGTGTCACTCCACTTGGCTACATAGTTTGTAGTACCTGTGCCATCTACACCTGATATTTCAGATAGGCTTACCCAGTCAGTTCCTGTGGCTGTAGAAGACAAAACTTGACCTGATGTACCCGCAGAGTTGTTTGAATCATAGTATGCACCTGTAACCCTTGCATTACCAGCTACATGAAGTTTTTGGCTAGCAATAGACGTTCCAATTCCAACATTACCACCCACTGGCTGTAATAAAAGATCGAAAGACAACGAGGTCCCATCTGACCTACCTTGTTGTATTACACCTCTACCTGATGTTAATGTACTAAATAATGTCCCATAAGTAAGTCCTCCTAGTTGTGCAGCCGAAGGCGCTGCTCCTAAAGAAGGCATTGAAGAAGTAGTCCCAAAAACGTGGAGCTTAGTAGCAGGACTAGTAGTCCCGATGCCGACGTTGCCAGTTTTAGTTATTCTAAGTCTTTCATTTGGAGTGAAATTACCAGTAGCGGATATATCATTTGTGTGGAATTTTATATCGCCGTCTTTAAATAAAATACTAGAAGGGTCTACATATTGATTGTCGTTATAAAAACTTGTTCCATTGTAAAAAGTATTTAAACCTATTAAAGCACCGTAAGCATTTCCAGAAGTAGTGTTGTTTCCATCTTGGTAACCTGAAAAAGTAGCGTATCCTGCGTTTCCAGTTCGAAAGCCTTTGTTGTTATAGCTATTAGAAAGAAAAACTGTACCTGTACCGGAGTTTGATTGCTCAACCTCTAGCTTAGCGGCAGGACTAGTAGTTCCAATACCTACATTACCGCCTGATTGAATAGTCATTTTATTTGAATATGTAGACTCATTGGTAGAAAATCCAAAATACATTTGACTGCTTTGTGCCCACCATTTCCATTGCTGATTGTAATTTGTTCTATTTAAAACAAATCCACCATCGGAATAGTTACTATTTTTAAGCTCTATATTAGGACTTGAAGTGCCTTGTACAACTAATTCGTGGTTTGGACTATCCGTTCCAATACCTACTCTATTATTACTCGCATCAACATATAGAACATCTGTATCAACGGCTACTGTATTTAAAAATTTAATTGCCATTTAATTTGGTTTTTATTAACCTATTTTTTGAACAAGAATAATTATATCGTCAGTTTCAGCTGTTGCTATTGTAGCTGTAACACTACNTCCTGTTCTAGTTATATCACAATATACTACAGGATAGTTATCAGTAGCATTATCTAAATATGTTTGTACAATAACTTTATTTGTTGCAAAGTTATGTGTAACAGTACCTGATGTAGAACCAGCAGTAATCTGACCTGAAGCCGTATTGGCTGTATTTGTATCTGTGTTAGTTACTGTTGCAGTTCCATTTGAATATGCAACGCTAATTCCAGTTCCAGCAGCTACATTACCAGCTCCAATTGTTGAGCCATTAGCTGTTGCTAAATTAAACGTTATAGTTTCATTGGCTGATTGGTCTGTAGTAAAATTACCGCCACCTGTTAAGTTTGTGCCCGCGTCTAGCGTTATTGTAGCGTCATTTGGAGTTGTGTTGGTTGGCGTTACCCAAGTACCATCACCGCGTAAGAACGTTGTAGCAGAACCACCAGAAGGTACGTGACCTACATTTGTAGTACCGCCGTAAGCAAACGAATTTACTGTTACGGATCCTCTAGCAGTTGTATTAGATGTAAGAGCATTACCAGTTGAAGTGCCACCGTTACCAGAAGTTAAATCAACAACACCTTCATCACCTTGAATAATAACCCAGTTTGCAGATGTTGATGCTCCTTCTGCCGCAGCAGTTTTACAAATAACTGAGTCACCAACTGTTAGTGGTATATTAGTATCACCGTAAAAATCACCAGCGGTTGTTACAACATAGTAATCACCAACCGATACAGCTACACGCGTAGCACCATCTGTTAAGTTACCACTGCCATCAATAGCACCAGTAGTAGCGTTAAACCCGTCCTTAAAGGTTAAACCGCCGTCAACTAAGTTATCAACATAAGCTTTTGTAGCAGCGTCTTGAGCGTCTGTTGGATCTACTAGGTTTGTGATTTTATCACTACCCATGTTTATTTCACCAGTCATCGTTCCGCCAGCTAGCTCCAGGTATCTACCGTCTAAGTCTTGAGTTAAATCCGCAAGAGTACCAGTTCTACCTAAAGTTAGCACGCCTGAGTCAGTATCGAATGATATAGAATCTACATAATTATCATTATCTGCAGGGAGCGCGGCCCATTTATTATCACCTCTAAGATATGTACTTGATGATGGAGTTCCTGTAGCACTTAAGCTGTATGTTAAAGATCCTGAGCCTGTAATTGGTCCACCTGATCCAGATATAAATGTTGAGTTTTGAGTTCCAACAGAGGTAACTGTACCTGTGTATTGATCTGCTGAGTTTATAGTAAATGTATTTGTGGCGGTGGAATATGTTACTGTAGTTGTACCCGTACCGCTCCATGTTACAGTATCTTCAGAAATAACAGGCTCAGTATTCGTGCCATCGCTTACGTCAAACGTGTATGTTCCAGGTATTGAACTTATTGGTTCCCAAGCATTATCGCCTCTTAAATATGTTGTAGCGTTCGGGGTTCCAGACGCAGAAAGATCAGCTGTTACGGTTACCGCGCCTGTAGTAGCTGAGTTTGGCGTAAGATTGATGAAGCTGCCGTCTGTGGTTGTTAAACTTGTAACACCACCGCCTACTTCTATCCATTGGTTACTGGAGACCCATACTTTTAATATCTGGTTCTGTGTGTCAAAATATAATTGACCCTCAACACCGGTTCCGGCGCCAGTATCATTTGGTTGGTTTTCGATTGTTGGGTTTAATAGTTCGTTTTTATTAAAATCAACACTGTTTAAAAAATTAATTGCCATTGTTATTAGTTTATATAAGCTTTACCGGAAAAGCCGGCTGAAAAGTTAATAGTTAAATTGTTTTCGTCTACGTAAGTTACTTCTCCGAACATCTTAATATTGCTGTTATTAACTGATGTAACAGAAGGGAATTTATTTAAATTGTGTTGTATGTTCCATGTAGCAGATGGAACAGATTGAGTATGTACATAGTTTTTATCGCTAGCTGCATCTAATACAAAGTTAGCTATATCATAGTAAGATTGATCTACTAAAACACCATCGCCGCCGATATACGACAATGCTAATGTATAGAAACCGTTTCCATTGTCGGTATATGCGGTTATCTTATAGTGGCCAAACTCTCC